GGCTGCGGTGAAGGCTTCGCGCTGAGTGGCCAAGTCGCGCTTTGTGCGCTTGGTGAAGTACAGATCGGCGGTGGTGATGTTGGCTGCGTTGGTCATGTTGTGCTCCCTTGCTACACAGTCAGTATAGCGGGGCGTTGTTTGGGGCGCAAGGAAACGATCGCCGAGACGATCGGGGTGGGCTACCCTTTGGCCATGGCTTCCCTGATCCGACAGTCCGACGGCTCCGTGCTCACGCTCGACGGTGTGCTGGCCGTGGTGCATCGCCCGTCCCTCCAGGTCACCGAGCATCCGATCGAGGACGGGACCAGCATCAGCGACGCGGTGATCGAGCGGCCCCTGCAAATCAGCGCCGACTTGCTGGTGAGCGGCAGCCCCCTGGACCCGACGGGCACGGCCTCCTCGGGCGCAACCCGAATGCAGGAGGCGCGGGCCTGGCTCGACAACAGCCGGGGCGAGGCCCTGACCTTTCTCTCTGACCGCTTCGGCGACTTCACCGATCTGGCCCTGGTGGACTACGCCCACGAGGAGACGCAGATCGAGAAAGTCGTGTTCGGCTGTACGCTCCAGGCGGTGATCACGGTCCAGGCCAGCAGCATCGAGGTGCCCGAGGCGATCGCGGCCTCGCCTGGGCTGGCAAGCGCGACCGACAGCGGCACGGCCAGCGCCACCGAAGACGAGCAAGCCAGTGCGACGGCCGCAGCCGCTGAGCGCAGTGCGCTCTCCAGCCTGTTGGGGGTCTGATGCCCGTTGTCCTGCCGTTCAGCCACGAAAAGCCGGCCGATCTCAAGGTCGTGCAGCTTGGGACCACCCGCTACGGCGTGCGCCTGACCTGGCGCGAGCGGCCCGCGTCCTGGTATCTGGATCTCGAAACCGCCGAGGGCGTGGCGGTTGTCTCAGGGCTGCGCGTCGTGCCGGGTGCGAGCCCCGNTNTACGGTTGGGCCCTTGGCGCGCTCAGGGCCCCGGTGGGGCGCTCTACGTGCGCGGGCCGGACCCATACGTGCGCGAAGACCTGGGCGGCGCCCTGCGGCTTGTCTGGTACGGCCCCGACGAGTTGCCCAAGGCGGCCGCCAGCGACCTGATCGTGGTGGTCTGATGACGCAGCCTCGCCGCGCCTGCACGCTTGAGTTTGGCCCCGCAGGCAAGGCCGGCCGCTCAGTCTCGGGGCTGCGCACGGTGTTCCAAGTCGAGCACACGCGGGCAAGCACCCCGAGCAAGGCCACGATCGAGGTGTTCAACCTGAACCCCGACAGCGTCGGCCTGCTGCACGATCCCGATGCCACCCTGCGCCTCCTGGCCGGGTACGACGGCAATCCCTTGCAGGTCTTCACCGGAGAGCCGATCAAGGTCGAGACGCGCCGACAGGGGCCTGACCGGGTCACGCGGATCGAGGCCGAGGACGGGGGCAAGACCTGGCGCACGGCTCGGGTTGAGGTGGTCAGCAGCACGGCGATCACGCTCCAGACGGTGCTCGATCGCGCCTTGGGCGCCGCGGGTCTGGCCGCCAGCATCGGGGCAGGGGTGGATCTCGGCGCCGAACTCACCCAGGGGATCACCTACGCGGGGCCCCTGCGCGACCTGCTCGACACCCTCACGGACAGCGCAGGCGCCGACTGGAGCCTGCGAGACGGCGTGATCGTCCTCTCGCCCCGAGGCGGAGCCGCAACGCGCTCCAGCGTGCTCCTGAGCCCGAGCACGGGCATGATCAACACGCCGGCTCGGACAGACGACGGCGTGGAAGTGACCGCACTGATCGCCCCCCAGCTACGGCCGCGGGATCTGTTCACCGTCGAGAGCGAGATCGTGCGGGGCACCTACGTGGCCGACCAGGTCGTGTTCGCCGGCGACACCCACGCGACGCCCTGGTATGTGACCGTCACGGGCAAGCCCTACACCTGAGCACGGGCAGTCGGCCACGGCGATGCTCTCGCTCCCGAGTTGAACCACCCACGCTGAGCCAGCCTCAACAGCAAAGCCGCCCAGCCCGTCGGGTTGCGCCTGCGCCAGTCGACGTGCGCGCCGTTCGCGCGCCATACCCCGAAGAACGGTGAGCGCCTGCGCAGACATTACCCAGCGCGGCCTCATCGCTTGCCCGTGGCGTACTGAGCGGACTCGATGATCTCCACCGTCTTGGACAGTTCATCAATAAGCGCATCGGCCTCGTCTTTGATGCGCCGCAGATCGCTCTTGACCTCGTCGAACAACTCCCGGCCGTCTTCGCAGAGGTCTCCACCGTAGTCGTCGAGTGCCATCTGGCACTGCGGGCACGCACCCTCGTGGGCCTGCATTCGCTCGGCGGCTACCTTGAGGGACTGCTGTAAGGCAGCCAATGCTCGGCTTGGGGTCATCGCCCCACCTCGGTGCAGTAGTCGCACACGGCGGTGTGGATCGTGTCCTCGTGCTCCTCGGCGATCTTGGGCAGCAGCGCGGCCAGGGCCATCACCTTGAACCAGTGATCATCGGCCCCGCCGGTGACAGCGCTTGCGCGCCACTCCGGCTCGTCTCCGGGGCACTCCCGCCCGCCCTTGGTGGGCCAGCGGGTGATCTCGATCTCCAGGGTCAGCGTGTCGCCCTTGTGCTCGATCTCAACCTCGGTTGTGTCCAGTACGGTCTTGCTCATGCTCGGCTCCTTGCCCCAAAGCCCCCCGGCCCCGCTTGATAGCAAGGGGCGAGGGCCGGGGTGCTGGGGTTCAGTTGGCGACCCACCGGGGCAGCGGCGCGGGCCGCTCCCTTGGGGGTCTTGTAGCCCTTGGAGGGCTTGCTGTGGGCGCAGACAAACGAGCCGTCACGCTCGACGCGGCCGAAGATCACTTCGCCGTTCTCGAACACGTCGGCGGCCTTGTCGCCCTCGGTGTCGGTGATGCGCGCCCGCAGGACGTAGCCGCTGCGGAGGTTGAAAGGGCCGGGGCTTGTGATGGCGTCGGTGTTGGGCATGTTCTCTCCTTGCTACACAAACAGTATAGCGAGTGCCCCCACGAGGGTCAAGCAGACGATCGCCTACACGATCCCCCCGCGCTACCCTGACCCCGAGGAGGCCCTGTGTCATTCGATGAACTCGACGCCCTGCAACGCCTGGCCCGCGCCGAGGTCGCGCGTGTGCGAACCTGCATCCCCGGCGTGGTGACCGCCTACGACTCGGCTACCCAGCGCGCCGACGTGCGGCCAGCCATCCGGCACGCCTACCGCGACGCCGACGGGTCGGTGGCCCAGGAGCAGCACCCGATCATTCCCGGCTGCCCCGTGCTGTTCCCGGCGTCCTCCTCGGGCGGCTTCTCGATCGCGTGGCCGTTGAGCCCCGGCGACGAGGTGCTGGTGCTGGTAGCTGAGCGCTCGATCGACGAATGGCAGGCCGAGGGCAACACCGACACGGTGCCCCAGGACCTGCGGCGGTTCGCCCTCTCGGATGCGATGGTGCTCCCGGTGAGCACGCGGGGGGCCGCCGACACGGCCAGTGGGGCGATCGTGGTCCAAGGCTCCGAGGTGCGCCTGGGCAGTAGCAGCGCCTCGCAGGCCGTAGCTCTTGGGCCCGTGGTTGATGCGCAGTTGACCAGCCTGGAGGCCGCACTGACCGCCTGGGTGCCGGTGCCCGGTGACGGCGGCGCCGCACTCAAGGCCCTGCTGACGGCCCTCGTCGGCACAGGCTGGCCGGCCTCGACCGGCGCGACCAAGACCAAGGCGGAATAACGGGCCGCGCCCGCGGGGCTCACACGAGCCCGGCGGCCTCAATTGGGTGGGGGGGGAGGCCCATGGCGTCGGACAGGGCGCCCAGCTTCTTGTTCAGGACAAACAGCGTGAAGTCGCAGGGGTTGGCCTCAAAAGCGGCGCGCGCCTCGTCTTGCTCCTTCTGGGCCTTGGCGATGGCCCACTTGTTGAAGTCCTCCTCGGTTGCGGCGTTGCTGATGTTGCTGATGGTTTCGGTTTGGTTGTTCACGGTGTGGCTCCTTGCTACACAGTCTTTATAGCGCAACGGTTCAGGAGTAGCAAGGAAACGATCGCCCCCCGATCGTCTACGCGCTACCCTGAGCCCAGGAGATCCGATGCCCGTTGCCTATGACATGGCCCTGACCGCCGACGGCGATCTGCCCCTCCAGCCGGGGCTTGTCTCCGGCGTTGAACTGGTGGCCCAGCGCGTTGCCTTCGCCCTGCGCCTGCACCGCACCGAGTACCTGCTGGACACCCGCAAGGGCCTGCCCTGGCTCGACTGGATGCAGACCCGGCCTGCCCCGCTCGACACGATGGACGCGGCGATCAAGGCGACGATCCTGAGCGTGCCCGGCGTGCTCTCGATCGTCGAATACACCCGGACCCAGGGCGACACCGCAGACGCCTGGAGCATCACGGCGCGCATTCTGACCTCCGATGACGAGGAGTTCACCGCCGAGATCACGCGGGCCGCCGGCGGCGTCCCCTACGTGCTGGCCAGCGGCGGGGGCAGCCCGATCGCTTGATACGTGCGCAGTCCTCGCAGCGAACTCGCTTCGGATGCGGCTTGATCCGGGCTGGATTGATGGACCTCGCCCCCGGCCCTTTCCACCCTGGTGTAGTTGGCTGCTCGCCCTTGGCTGGGTCCGCTCGGCGATAGAGCACCCGGCGCTCTACAAAGTGGCCGCACTCAAGTTCAAGATCCCACCAGCGCGATCGGCTGTTGATCAGAATGGACTGACAGACGCGCCAGCGTCCCTTGATCACCTTCCGAAGAGGCGCAGCCATCACTGACCTCTCATGTGTTTCGCTGCACGACTCAGGAGACGGGCCGCGCAGATCGCCCGCTCGGGCTCGCTGAGAGCCTGGCACTCGGTGATGAACTGCGAGCGATAGGCTCGGTACAAGTGCAACAGATAGGACTTAGAGTCCAGTTCGGTTAGCGCCCCAACAACCACCCACGGCCCGATCTCGTTGTCCATGCAGTAGGTGCTCATGCGCAGGCACGCCCCGGCGATCCGGGCGTCCGAGGCATTCAACTCCTCGGGGCTCACTTGGCCACCGCCTGAGCAAGACGGTAGCGATACACGGTGATGTTGCGCGCCTTCAAGTAAGTGGCGCGCGGTCTCTCGATGTATCGATCACCGGCATCAATCCTCTCGACGTGGCCCGCGGTGACAAGTGAGCGCAGCACCTTGCTGTTGACGTTCACGCGCCCTTTGCGAGGGCCCTTTGCGGTGTGCTCGATTTCGTGTTGGAGCAAGCCCGTGTCGCCGGTTGCGGCGATCTTGTTGAGGGCGGCGGCTTGTGGTGCGGTGAGTTCGGCGTTCATGGTGTCGCTCCTTGCTACACAGCAGGTATAGCGCAGCCCTCCCAGCATCGCAAGCGAAACGATCGCCCCCCGATCGCCTACGCGCTACCCTGCACAGCAGGAGGTCCCCGTGGCATCGTACTTGGACAGCAGCACCGGCCTGAGCGTACCGCGGGCCTCGGACTACGTGGCTCAGATGCGCGAGGCGATCGAGGCCGAGCTGGGCCTGAGCATCCCCTGGGACGCCACCACCGTGCTCTCGGCGCTTGTCAACGGCTGCGCAGACGGGCTCGGGGATCTCGCCGAGACTTTGCAGGACAGCGACGATCAGCGGGCTGTCGAGACGGCCACGGGCGTCTACCTGGATCACTTGTGCAGCCTGGTGGGCGTCTACCGCCGCGACGCGAGNGCAAGCAGCGTCACCCTGTCCCTGACAGCGAGCAAGGCGACCACCGTGTATCAGGGCGACCTGGTGCAGGGAGGCGGGCCAGAGGGCCGATCGCAGTGGGAGATCAGCGAGGACGTGGTGTTCACCGCGGCCGGCTCGATCGATGTGGTGGCGACCTGCACCGAGACGGGCCCGATCACTGCGGACCCCGCGGACCTGACCACGATCGTGACCCCTCGGGACGGCTGGGACAGCGTCACCAACGCCGCCGCGGCCACCCCCGGCGAGAACCAGGAGAGCGACAGCGCCCTGCGCGCCCGTCGTCTGGAGAGCCTTGCCGCCTCGGGCAGCACCTCGGTTCCGTCGATCCGCGCCGCCCTGCTGGCCCTGGACGGCATCCAGGCCGCGATCGTGGTCCAGAACCCGACGGCCCTGGCCGTGCTCGTGGAAGGCGTCGCCCTGGACCCCTACAGCGTCGCAGTGATTCTCTACCCGTCCACCCTGACCGATGCCCAGAAGAGCGCAGCGGCGACGGTGCTCTATGAGCGGTCGACGGCAGGGATCAAGCAGATGGGCTCGCAGTCGGCCACCGTCACCGACGGCGCCGGGATCTCCCAGACCGTCTATTGGGAGTGGGCCGCGGCGATCACGATCAACGTGTCGGCCGTGCTCACCCTGGCCCCCGGCTACGTGCTGGCAGACGTTCAGGACGATGTGGAGGCCGCGATCACGGGCGTGTTCGACACCCTCGCCCCCGGCGACGACTGGCGGGTGCTCGCCACCCAGGGCGCGATCTCCACCGTCGAGGGGGTGCTGGGCGTGACCCTGACCCCGAGCACCGATCAGACCGTGCTGGCCTCCGAGGTCGCGACGGCCGGAACCATCACCGTCAGCTAAAAGCTGATTTCCACTTGGCTTTCAAGAACCGTGTAGACGTAGCCATTGATGATCAATTCCAGTCGCTGAGGGTTCCAGAAGTGAATCTGTGCGGTGGTTCCTGCTGGGAGCGTGACCGCTTGCCGGCAGCCGTGTGGGGTAATCGTCGTGTTGCTCTTGATGGTCGCGGTCATTTGTTCGCCCTTGCTACATACATAGTATAGCGAACCGTCTCAAAGGTGGCAAGGAAACGATCGTCTATGCGATCGCCCTGGGCTACTTTGACCGAGGAGGCCCCCATGGAGTACGTCAACGACTGGCCCGCCCGGCTCACCGGCAAGATGCCCTCACAACTGCGGCACAAGCCCAACGCGCAGGGGCACCTCGCAGGGCTCGCAGAGAGCTATCAGGCCGTCGAGGACCTGATGCTGGAGGTCAAGACGGGTACAAGCCTGGGGCTCGCCTCGGGCGTTCTCTTGGACCGATACGCGGCTCTCGTGGGCCAGCAGCGGGGTGATCTCACGGACGCCGAACTGCGCCGGTTCATCCAGGCCCGCGTGATCGCAAACATCAGCGACGGGCAGCCCAACAGCCTGATCCAGATCGCCACCCTTGCCGCCGATGCAACCGCGGTCTGGTACCGGCCCGATCCGCTCGGGGTGTCGGCGTTCTTCTCGCTGTACATTCTCCGACCCACGTTCATGCGCGAGACGCTGCGGGCCGAATGCCGGCGGGTGCTGGAGTCGGCTACCCCTGCCGGTGTTGTCGCTCGCTTTGTCGAGGTGCCCATGGGCTTCGACGGCATGGGCCCCCTTGCCGAGGTGCCGGCGCCGTTCGCGCCCTACGGCCCCGCAGGTGTCGGGGCCGGGCTCATGGCGCGAGCCCTCTAAGCCTCGGGGCGGAACGCGGCGGCCGCCTGAACAGCGGCCTCCATGCTGTCCTCGTAGCGCCGACCCACAAGCACGCGGGCGTCGCTGTGGATGTTCGCGTTCTCGTAGGCGGTCCAGCAGTAGACGATCTCAGCCTGGCTCAGTGCTTTGTCGCCGACGTGAGCCCAGGCCACGGTGTCGACCGTGCGGCCATCAAACTGGTTGGAGGTCGTGACGTTCTCTGGGAGGGTGTTTGCGTTGATGCTCATGGTGTCGCTCCTTGCTTGCTACATATACAGTATAGCGAGACGATTGGACCGAAGCAAGGAGACGATCGCCTAAACGATCGCCACGCGCTACCCTGAGCCCCCACGAGGAGCACCCCATGAGCAGCGAACGACTCTCCCACGCCTACGGTACCGGCGCCAACGTAGAGAACGACCAGCCACCGCAGGCGCTACAGCGCAGCGGCTACAGCGGTTCCGACATTGCCACCGCCGGCGAGAAGAACTGGCTCTGGGGGCACACCCCCTTGCTGTTTGTCGCGATGCAGGATGCGTCCGACAGCCTCAAAGAGGGCCAGCACGCCGTGATCAACAAGTGCGATCCCGAGGTCAAGCGCATGGGCCGGGTGGGCATCAGCAAGAGCATGGCCAACGCCATCACAACCCCCGACCTGGTGATCTGCACCTCCCGCTACATCGTCGTGGCCCCCGTCATCGTCTCGGCTCAGTACCAGATCAGCGTCTTGAACGCCGACGACTTGACCGAAGCCTACGCGATCGACGTGACCGCCCCCGGCCTGGGGATCTGCTCCGACGGGGTGTATCTCTATGTGAGCGACGGCACGCTGCTCAAGAAGCACCTACTTGCGACCGGCGCTGTCGAGTGGTCCCAAAGCATCACCGACACCCTGCTCGCCTGCGACGGCGTGCGGCTGTACTGCATTGACGGGCTCGGGGCGGACAACGCGATCAACGCCTACCTGTGCAGCGACGGCACAGCCGACTGGAGCGGGTGGACCGAGAGCGGCGAAGAGGTGTTCGGCCTGTACTCCAACGGCCTGCAACTGTTCGTTGCGAGCTACAACAGCGGCGGGACCTCGGGCGAGATGCGCGCCGTCGAGGCC